CGATACAAAATAGAGCAGACAGCAGGAGGAGTAATAATATATTTTAGTGATTGGAAAGTATATGAATATTTTATATGTGCTAATACTGCGGGAGTAACAAGGCTCCCAAGTATGACAGCATAAAAAAGGAGGGGAAAAAATTGACTAACGACCAAAAGGAAGCATTACAAAAAGTGTTCTCCACTTATGAAAATTATGTTGTTATGAGTGATGGGAATAATAGTATGTCTTATGCAAAAGACGTTATAAATGCAGTAAAAGAATTAGCTATAGTATTTCCGGCGGTATCTTTGAAAAATGATAAATTGGGATTATTTAAGAATATATATTTTATGAAAACTACAGTAAATAAGCACCGGGCATTATTGGATAACTGTGTAGATAATGACAAGGCTATTTTGCATAAGAGGGAAATTGAGGGGGTGAAGAAATGAAAACGAAACAGGCAATAGAAAAAGTAAAGAATAAATATGAAGGCTGGATGGGCTGGGCAAGCTCACAAAAAGAAGTTGACGAGCTTATAAAGGAAATAAATGAGATTACAGCCCTACTCCAGCAAGGTGAAAAGTATAAGCAAATGTGGGAGAGTATGATTAATGCAAGTAAATGTTTAATTGGCAATAAAGGGAGGAAAGTATTAAAAATGGTAATAAAAGATATAGAACATGGAATAAAAGAACACCAAAAATACTTCCCGAAGGAGGTGGAGTGAATGAATACAGTAAAACAAATATATGAAAATGCCGGTACAATGATGAGGTCTGATAGAACGTATGAAAAAGTAAGAGAGAATATTGAAAGATTAGTTATGAGGGAAAAGTTGTTTAAATGGAACGGTAAGGCTACTAAAGAATTCATTGATATGATTTTTGTAATGGGGAAGGAGGCTACCAATGAAGCTAAAAGCCAAAGCATTAATAAAAAAGATAAGTGAAAATGATGTGAAAAAACTAACCCGGGATTATATGCGAATCAAGGGCTGGTATATATTTCCGATATTACAAGGGCTTGGAGCGAAGAAGGGGATATCTGATTTCATTGCAATTAAGGCTGGCAGGACGGTATATATTGAAACTAAAAGTCCGGTCGGGAAACAGAGGCCGGCACAGATAGAATTTCAGGCTGATATCGAGGCACATTGCGGAGAATATTTTTTAATAGATTGTTATGAGGATTTGGTAAAAATTGACTAATCAGGGGCAGGTGAAGTAAAATAGAAAAGATAGAAGTAAGATGTGCTAATTGTAACCGAAGAATGTTTGATGGATCACCGGGATTTGATATATTCAGTAATAAACCGAAAGAGCAATATATTATATGCCCAAAATGTGGAGCTATGAATTTGGTTAGTGTTAAAATGTTTGAAAAGATAATAGTTAAGTTAGTAAGGTTGAAGAAAGAATAAAGGAGGAATATGCAAAAATTAAAATGGCATACAGAAAAGCGAATAATTAATGATCTGATTCCTTACGAAAGAAACCCTCGGAAAATAACCGAGAAACAAAGAAATGACCTGGAAAAAAGTTTAAGGAAATTTGATCTCATGTCTATTCCGGTAATCAATACCGACAATACCATCATATCAGGCCATCAAAGAATGGGAATATTACAGATATTAGGCCGGGGTAGTGAGGAAATTGATGTTAGAGTTCCAAATAGAAAACTAACCGAGAATGAATTTAAAGAAGCAAATTTAAGGGAAAACAAAAATATAGCTAATTGGGACTGGGATAAACTGGCCGAAGAAGATGAGAAATTGCTATTAGAAGTTGGATTTGACGAAGAAGAATTGGAGAACCCGACTTTTGAAACTGAAGAGGACTGGGAAAAAGAAGAAGATATAAGAGAATATAAAAGGGTCCATATATTAATTTCCGTAGATATAGACCATTATGGTGAGATAAATCAGGAGCTAGAAATAATTAAAAATAAATTAATAGGAAAAGGCGAATATGAACAGACGGCAAACTAAGACAGATAATTCATATCTGAGTAGTAAGGTTAATTTGAGAATGAACCACTTACCGGATAAACAAAGCATGAAGGTTCTAGATTGTTTTGCTGGCAAATCAAAGATATGGAAAGAAATAAAGAAAAGATCTGTTAAACATATAAACGTGGTAGGGATTGACAGAATAGCTTGCGGAAGTGCATTAAAAGGCGATAATATAAAATATCTAAAAGGAATGGACTTAACTAGATATGATATTATCGACCTGGATGCTTATGGAATTCCCTTCAGACAATTGGAAGTAATATTCCGGAAGAAATATAGGGGAATATTATTTGTAACTTTTATACAAAGCATGTGGGGCCGGTTACCGGTAAGAATGTTAGAAAAAATAGGATACACAAGAAAAATGATTAAAAAATGCCCAACGCTATTTAACAGAAACGGTGTAGAGAAATTTAAACAGTATCTAGCCATGAATGGTGTCAAAAGGATATTGATAATCAATAAAAACAATAAAAATTATTTATATATAGCACCTATAACTGTTGTGAGATAAGGCTTTTCGTGATATAATTATTAAAAGGGAGGTGGAATATGAGCGGTATAATCTATACACCAAAAGGAAAAGCAAGGGAATACAGTCCTTATGCTTTAAATATTTATAACGGATGTGATCATAACTGTAAATATTGTTATGTAAAAACCATGAGATTCCAAAGATATGTACCTAATGAAGAAATAGAACCCCGGAAAGATATAATAGAAAGATTAGAAAAACAACTTAAAAAGCAAGAAATAACCGAACAGGTTTTATTATGCTTTATGGGTGATCCTTACTGCCATGCGGATAAAGAATATAAAACGACAAGGAAAATCTTAAAAATATTATCAAGATATGATATACCAACTGCAATATTATCTAAAGGTGGGGAAAGAATTTTAAGGGATATGGATCTGTTTAAAGAATTTAAGAAAATAAAGGTAGGCACTACTCTGACATTACTGGATGAAAAGAAAAGTTTAGAATACGAACCCAATGCTGCATTACCGAGAGAAAGAATAAAGGTATTAGGAATATTGCATAGGGAAGGTATAAAAACCTGGGTAAGTTTTGAACCGGTTATCAGGCCATTAGCAACATATCAAATATTAGAATTAACCTATCCTTTTGTAGATCAATACAAAGTAGGTAAAATGAATCACTACAGATTACCTTACGAGATAGACTGGCGGGAATTCGGGGATACTATAACAACGAAATTAATGAAACTTAGAAAAGATTTCTATATTAAAAAAGATTTATATAAATATATGAGTATAAAACTGGATGATAAGTATATTAACCAGGACTATCTAACTCTTAAAAAGCCTAGGATAAATACGATCCCGGGAGAAAAAAAGGTCTTACAACCTACACTATTTTAAGGAGAAATAATTTGAAGGTTATTCCTAAAGGTGAAGAAATGAAAAATAAGAGGGCCATTTATTGAGATAATAAAAAAATCTTATTAATGGCTCTTTTTTTTATTTCGAAAGGCAATGGAGAAAAAATTGAAATTAGCATTTCAAGGAAGCCGCTCGCTAAAGAAGAAGAAAGAAGAAGTATTAAAAATAATAGAAAGGGAAATTGAGAAGCATAAACCAGAGATAGTTATAACATCCGGGGCACCTGATGGGGTATGTAGATTAACACAACTTTATTGTAAACAAAATGGGATAACATTAAAACTATATAATTTGAATTTTAAAAAATATGCAAGGGGAGCTTTTGAGCACAGAAGTATAAATATAATAAAAGAATCTGATTATATTATTTTAATACATGATGGGAAAAGTAAAGGGACGCGGAATGAATTAAAACTGACAAGGAAATATGGAAAATTATATAGATATTATAAGCTAAATATAGCGGAACATGAGCAAAGTATTGATTTTAAAACAGATGAAGGCTGGGAAATGAACGATAAAGATTTTAAAGACCGGTGAATGAATCTAAATAAATAATATATTAAAAAGGTGATGAGATTAAACAATTGAATAAAAGAGAACTCGCAAAAATTTCAACCCAATCGACTAGAAATCTACAAAAAGAGGCTTTTATAAAAAACCTTAAAGCCGGTGTGACGATAAAAGATGCTTCTACAGCGGCGGGGATAGACAGAACGACAGTCTGGTTATGGCGGAAGAAGTGGAAAAGTTTTAATAATAAAGTTTTGGCAATTATAGATAGCCGGACACAAACCGTAGAGGATGCTTTATATGCAAGCGCCACGAAAGGAAATGTGGCAGCGCAAATATTTTGGTTGAAGAACAGGGCAAAAGACAGATGGAAAGATAAATTTGAATATGGCGTACCCGAAGATATAAATGTAAAAGTGAAGTTTACCGAATGAATGTTGATATACAAATATCTAAAAAAGTCTTTAATGAGGCCTATATTCCCTACCTAGGATACAATGCTAGAACAGAGATATATTTTGGGGGAAGCTCTGCTGGGAAATCGGTATTTATTTCTCAAAGGTGCATAATCGATCTTTTAGAAAATAATAGAAATTACCTTGTGATCAGGAATACGGCCAATACCTTGCGGACATCGATATTTAATGAAATTAGAAGGGTCATTTCATTATTTAATCTTATAAAATTATTCAAGATTAACAAACAGGAAATGACTATCACTTGTGTTACCGGATACCAGATCATTTTCAGGGGGTTGGACGATCCGGAGAAGCTTAAATCGATAATCCCGGAGAAGGGAGTCATTACCGATATCCTGGTAGAAGAAGCAACTGAGACAAAAAGGGACGCAATCAAGCAATTATATAAGAGATTGAGAGGTAAGTCCGAAGTCTTAAAACGAATGACATTATGTTTCAATCCTATATTCCGGACCCATTGGATTTTTAAGGAATACTTTAAGAACTGGATAGAAGGCGAAACTGAATATCACGATGACAAAGTATTGATTTTAAAGACAACCTACAAAGATAACTTGAGATTCCTGGAGCAAGACGACATCGATGAATTGGAAAACGAGCAAGACCCTTATTATAAAGAGGTTTATACAAAAGGGAACTGGGGAATTTTAGGGGAATTAATCTTTACTAACTGGAAGATTGAAGATCTTTCAAAAATTAAAAATACCTTCGGAACCTATTATAACGGGCTCGATTTTGGCTTTAGCAATGATCCCAGTGCAGCAGGAAGACAGGCCATAAAGGGTAAAAAGTTATATATCCTTCAGGAGCTTTTATATGAGAAAGGGCTAACCAATGATTCGATAGCGGGTAAGCTGAAACCGGCCATTGGAAAGGAATATATAAGATGTGATTCTGCAGAGCCGAAATCGATAGCTGAATTGAGAGGTTACGGGATAGAGGCTTTATCTGCTAGGAAGGGACCGGGGAGTGTTAACTTTGGTATTCAATATGTAAAGCAATTCGAAATCATAATCGACCGGCAATGCCAGAACGCCATAAATGAATTTCAATTATACCAATGGAAAAAGGATAAGGATGGAGAAGTGATTAATACACCGATTGACAAGAATAATCATTTTATGGACCAGATCCGTTATGCCTTAAACGACCGGATTTTCGAGAGGGAAGAAGAAAAACCTTATACCGCTGAGGAACTGGGAATATTTTAAAAATGAGAGGAGGGCTTTAATGAGAATTAAAGGTAAACCATATATTTCAGTAAATATTATGGTGAATAGAGAGAAAGAAA